CCCACGGATACGGAGGTCTGCAAGGTCGGCTTCTGGGTAACTCCGGACCAGAAGCAATGCTGCCCGGACGGGACCATCTTAAAGAGCGACGGGATGTGCTGTGTGGTGAACGAGTCCGACCCCTGCTCCTGCGCGGAGGGATGGCATCTGGTAGCACCGTTCAAGTGCTGTCCCGACGGGAAGTTTCTGGCGGGGGACAATCCCGACTGCTGTGTGGCGGCGGGAGCGACCTGCTGCGAACCGGGAAGGATATGGAGGTTGCTCGATCAGGAGAACATGATCGGCAGATGCGTACCGCAGGGGCCGCAGGGCGTGGTGACAAGGTAATGGCTACCAACGACGGCAAGATTGATTTGGTCTACACACCGAACGGCTGCATCTACAATGACGGCGGGATCATGGTCAGATGCCACGACTTCACGCCGGGGCATATGGGGCACTTTTGGCACCTGCAACAGCACTTCAAAAGGTACACGGAAGCGGTAAGACACAGGAAGGAAATGAGGAATGGCGAAGCGGCTTTACATCGTCCCTAAAATCGGGACCGGGACAGGCGACGATGCTTTTCGTCCGAAGTATTTTGCCAACCTTGACGGAGTGGCGTGGTCCGCGATGGACTACGGGCTTGAGCCGCACTTTCTGGTCGCTTCTGAGCTGACAACGGATCAGCACAATGCGCTGGTGGCAAACGCGGACGTGATTGCCGTACCTGCCAATCTTGATGCACAAGTTGGCACAAACCGGGATGCCGTCGTGGACGCGCTTGAGACTCTGAACGTACCAGCGGGTTGGGTCACGACTACCATGACCTATCGCAAGATACTAAAGATTGTCGCGGCAATAATGCTGTTCGCGCAGAGATTGCACGGTCATGGCGGGATCAGGATCTTTGGGTCTGGTATAACGCTCGCCACGAAGTTTAACCAGTTGCCTGCCGCGACAAGGACAAAGCTGATTGGAGCTGCGCAGTCAATGAATTTTGACACATCATCCCTGTCAGGCACATCTACAATCAGGCAGATATTGAAGGAGATGGCCGACCAATGGGGGGTGAAGGATATTAAATTAGGGGGTATTGCCCTGTAATGTCTACGGATGATTTTAACAGGTCAAATGCCGACCCCATAGGGGGTAACTGGACTACTCCATCTGGGGCTTCTACATTCCGGATTGTCAGTAATTCATTTCACACCACTTCCTCTGGTTCTGATCCGTGGATAGCTTACTGGAATGCAGACACCTTCGACGCGGATCAATATAGTCAGTTCGGTGTGTTGCCAGCAATAGACAAAGGTGGCCCAGCAGTTCGGATAGGAACATCGACCCTGAACGGGTATATGTATACACTGCGGCAAACAAACCTGACGCGGCTATATAAGAGGATCAGTGGGTCATATACGCAAATCGCAGCATATACAGATACCGCAACCACAACGTCTGTATTCAAAATAAGTGCAGTTGGTTCTACGTTGACAGTCTATATCGGCGGATCACAAGTCGGACAAGAGACGGATACGGCACTTGAAGACGGAGTTGTTGGCGCGATGTCTTCCACTTCGGCAGCAAATTGGGACAACTGGGAAGGTGGTAATGTCGAGGGGGCCGCAGCGGGTCAGCCAACAATCAAGCGATGGGGTGGTATCCCCGGCATGGCGATAAATAGAGGAGTGTGGTGATATGGCAGAAGTGACCGCAATGAGAAATAACGCCACGGACTATCCTGTATATGGACTGCCGTGGTCAATTGTGTTCCCGATGCTGGACGCGGATGGAGACCTTGTGACGGGTGCTACAACGCCCGACGCGGAAGTGAGTCTGAACGGAGACACCTTCGCGGATTGTACTAACGAATCAACGGAAATCGCCACAACCAGCGGCATCTATTACCTGACCCTTACCGCTGCGGAGATGAAGGCGGACATCGTGGCGGTTATTGCCAAGAGTGCGACCTCTGGCATGAAAACGACCCCATTCGTGATGTATCCGAAGAAGCTTCCTCTACTGCTGACATCAGACAACGCGGGAGCGTATGACAGCACCACGACAATCAACCTCGGCAGTTCGGCGTCCGCGATTGACGACTATTATATCGGCTGTCTTGTGTATATCTATGGGGGAACGGGGAGTGGGCAGGTGAGGCAGATCACCGACTATGTGGGCAGCACCAAACTGGCGACTGTCCATGTGGCATGGGCGACAAACCCCGATGCAACCAGCGACCTCAAGGTATATCGGACGGAGTTGGCTCCGTGGGTGCTGGGTGCGAATGTGACGGCGATTGGAGGCACTGCGCAGACGGCAAGGGACGTTGGGGCGAGCGTGCTGCTGTCATCGGGCACGGGCACGGGACAGGTCAGCCTGTCATCCGGCCTTGTCGCCTTGCAGGCCGGGCAAAAGGTCGACGTGGACACGATCAAGACGCAGGCGGTCACCTGCGGGGCGGGGGTTACGGTCGGGGCGTTTGTCGGGCAGGGAACGGCGGCAATCGCCGTGGATGCGAGCGGCAATGCCGCCTCCGACATCAAGGAGATCAACGGCACGGCAGTTACCGGAAACGGCGGGGTGACGCCGTGGGGTCCGGCCTAACCGATGGGCGCGGCCTGGACAGCCGGCTCATGGGCGGCAGGGGCCTGGGCCGAAGGATCATGGGTTGAGGCCGGCGCTTACTCGCTGGCCTGTGCAAGCGGCTCTTTAACACTCTCCGGCACGGCGGTAGGGCTGAAGGCAGCCCGGAAACTGGCCACGGCTTCGGGGAATCTGTCCCTGGCAGGGTCCGGCGTCACGCTGAAGGTCACGCGCAAGCTGGCCACGGCAAGCGGAAGCCTGGCCCTCTCCGGCACGGCGGTAGGGCTGAAGGCAGCCCGGAAACTGGCCACGGCTTCGGGGAATCTGTCCCTGGCAGGGTCCGGCGTCACGCTGAAGGTCACGCGCAAGCTGGCCACAGCGAGCGGCAGTTTGTCTCTGGCCGGGACCGCGGTTGCGCTGAAGGCTGTACGGAAGCTGGCGACAGCATCCGGCTCTCTGACATTGAGCGGAACGGCAGTCACGCTGACCAAGACCGGCTCCTTCTCGCTGGCTACCGCCTCAGGAAGCCTCGCACTCTCCGGCACGGCCGTCGGCCTCAAGGCGACGCGGAAGCTGGCCACTGCCTCCGGGTCCGTCGCCCTCTCCGGGACGGCGGTCGGGCTTTCCCGGACATGGAAGCTGGCCGTTTCGAGCGGGGCGCTGTCCCTGGCCGGATCGGATGTCGGTCTGACGAAGGTCGGCTCCTTCGACCTGGCCTGCGCGTCGGGCGCTTTGTCCCTGGCGGGGTCGGCCGTCTCGCTGCGGGCGACAAGGAAGCTCGCGGCAGCAGCCGGGGCTGTCACTCTGTCCGGAACGGCCATCGACCTGACGGCAGGCCGGAAACTGGCGACGGCACACGGCAGTCTCACGCTCAACGGCACGGCGGTTGCGTTCCGGCTTGGGATGACCAACACGCTGGAGATTGAGTCCGGTGCCTTCACGTTGGCAGGGACGGCGGTCACGTTCAAGTGGATCGCGCCGCACCATCGGATCGGGAAGGGCAAGAAGGTCGCAACCATCGCATACGGAGAAAAGGTCAGGTCCATAGCGGCATGAGGATAATCATATGATCGCAGAGTTGACACCGAAACAGGCATCCGAAGCCTACTACATCTCGTGGGATTTCAGCGGCGTACTGGCGACAGGGGAGACCATCTCGTCGGCAACAATCGTCGCTGTGGACATGGCAGACGGATCTGTCGTCACCGCTACCGTTACAGACCCGGCAAAGCAGTCCATTTCCACATCCTACGTTTATACATGGGTCAAGGCAGGCACGGACGGACATACCTACCGGCTGACCTGCACGGCCACATCAAGCCTCGCCGCCGTCTATGAGCTGGAGGGCATCCTTGCCGTCCGGAACATCCCGGCCACCTCGCCGTCGATGGGGACGGGTCTCGTCACGGCTCCCGTCATCGAGCCGGTCACGCTGGAGGAGGTCAAGGATCACCTCCTGATTGACGACAGCACCACGGCCGCAGACAACCAGCTCATGCGGATGATCAAGACCGCCCGGCAGCAGATCGAGGACTGGACGCGCCGCGCCATCCTGACGCAGACATGGGACTATTGCCTACAGGCGTGGCCTGGCGGTAAGTTTATCGCCATCCCGCACGGCAATTTGCAGAGCGTATCATCCGTCAAGTGGAAGGATGAGGACGCGACGGAAACGACGCTGACCGAGACGACCGACTACCTGGTCGAACAGAACGGGACAATGTGCGGACGGATCGTCCTGCCCTACGCGACGGGATGGCCGTCCGGAGTGCTCTATCCGTCCAACCCGATTACGATCCGCTACGTCTGCGGCTGGTCCACGCCGGAGCTGGTCCCGGAGACGATCAAGGCGGCGATCCTGATGACCATTGCCGATGCCTATGAGAACAGGTCCGTGCAGGAGTTCAACACGATCAACCAGGGATTCTCCGTCAACAAGAGCGTGGAGATGCTCCTTGCGAGCCAGAGGCTTTGGATGTGAGGATCGGCGACCTGAAAAAAAGGATCATGCTGCAATCGCCCTCCGTGGCCGCGGACGGTATGGGGGGGCAGAGCGTGACCTGGACGGACGTCAAAGAAGTATGGGCGGCCATCTGGCCGACATCGGCGAGCGAGGTCATGTCGGCGCAGTCGGCGGTGCTGTCGGTCAGCCATCGCATCCGCATCCGCTACCGATCCGACATCACATCTGCATGGCGGGTCTACTATACAGACGGGGGCAAGTATTACAACATCGTCGGCATCATCGACCCGAACATGCGGCACTGGGTGCTGGACCTGATGTGCCTGGAGACGACGTAGCATGGACAAGTACCTGACCGCCATCATGAGCAGGACGACGGGATCGGCATTCAGCACGGCCGTCGGCGGGCGGATATACCTGGACGCCGCGCCGGACAAGGCGACATTCCCGTACTGCGTCTTCTTCATCGTGAGCGCGGTCCCGAACGGCACGTTCACGGAGGACATCGACGACGTTATGATCCAGTTCAGCCTGTTCAGCACGTCGAAGGGCGCGACGGAGATCACGGGCCTGTATAACAAGCTGACCGCCCTGTTCGACGACTGCACGCTGACCGTTACGGACGCGCTCTCGCTGTCCTTCAGCCGGGAGAATCTGATGACATCGGTTGAGGACATGACGACCACGGCCGGGACCGCCGGCGTGAAGCACTGGTCCGTGGACTATCTTGGAAAGGTGCATTACACGGCATGATTGACATCATTATCCTGGCGCATGACCAGCACGAGATGACGGCGGACTGCCTGGAGGCCGTCCGGATGAACACCGCCACGCCGCACAGGATCGTCCTGGTGGACAACGGATCGGTCCCGCCTTATGAGGGGGCGGCCATCCGCAATGAACGCAACCTGGGCTATCCTGCGGCGGTGAACGCGGCCATCCGGCAGACATCCGGGGATGTGGTCTGCCTGCTGAACAACGACGTTTATGTCACGCCGGGATGGGACAGGCGACTTCTGGAAGGTCTGGACA